TAGACTACCCTACCTTGATAGAAGAACACAAAATTCACCCCAAAAATTTCGCATTAGCGAGAAGTTTGGTTGGAGACAAATCGGACAATCTTCCGGGTGTTCCGAGAGTTGGATTGAAGACAGTCGCAAGCAAATTTCAATTTCTCAAAGAGAATAAACAATACGAAGTTGAAGACATTATGGAACACTGCGAATCTTTGGATAAGATGCTCAAAGTTCATGAAAATATTTTGGAACATTCTCATCTTGTTGAGAAGAACTTTGAGATAATGCAACTATATAGTCCGCTCATTGGTAATCTCCATAAAAAACAAATAAATTTTTCTTTGGAAGAGTTTGAGCCTGAAATGAACAAGCTAGAAATTACGAAAAAGCTCGTGACAGACGGCATTAATGCAGGAAACTTCAATGTTTTATTTAATGCCATGAAAAAAATAACTTTATAAAAATAAAAACTTGACAGACTTTTTATTTCGTGTTATATTACTTATATCATCGGAGGACATATGAATAATCAAACGGAAACGTTTCAAAGGTTTGGCAAAGCCTTTCAAGAAAAATTCTGCCACATCATGCTATCGGACAGACCTTTCTGTGACCAAGTTGCAGAGGTTTTGAACGTGGAGTTTCTTGACTATGAATATCTTCGGGTATTTACCAAGATTCTCTTTGAGCATAGAACAAAATACAAGGTACACCCTTCTTATGAGATTATGGAATCAAGAATTAGAACAGAATGCAATAACTACACAAAAGCTCTCAAAGAACAGCTTTTGCAATTCTATGCGTCTATTCTTTCTACTGACCGTATTGACAACTCTCAATACATCAAAGATAGCTCAATTGACTTCTGCCGCAAGCAGGTTCTTAAAGGTGCTATGATGAAATCAGTTAAGCTTATTAAATCATCATCTTTTGACGAGATTCAGTCTGTTATTGAGGAAGCCTTGAAGCTAGGAACCGACAACAACTTTGGTCATGACTTTATCAAAGACTTTGAGGAACGATATACAATTACATCACGAGATCCTGTATCTACTGGGTTTGAAAAGATTGATGAGATTTGTAAGGGTGGTCTTGGTAAGTCTGAGCTAGGAGTCGTTATTGCGCCAACAGGTGCGGGTAAATCAATGGTATTGGTTCACTTGGGTTCCGAAGCGTTAAAGCAAGGCAAGACTGTTGTGCACTACACGTTGGAGTTGCAAGATACGGTTGTTGGTAATCGTTATGATTCTTGTATTTCGGGTGTACCTTTATCCGATCTCTTTCATAACAAGCAGCAGGTTCTTTACAAGATTAAAGACATTCCTGGTCAACTTATTATCAAAGAGTATCCTACAAAGTCTGCATCGACTGAGACTATTAAGCAACACATCGAACGTCTTAAAAAACGTGGCATTGAGCCTGATATGATTATCGTTGATTACGCTGATCTTCTGCGACCTGTTCGTTCAACTGCTGAGAAACGCTTTGATCTTGAGAACACTTATGAAGAATTGCGAGCTATTGCTCAAATATATAAGTGTCCTGTTTGGACAGCTTCTCAGACAAACCGTTCCGGTCTTAATGCAGAAGTTATCACAATGGAAGCAATTTCAGAAGCATTCAACAAGTGTTTCGTTGCAGACTTTATTTGTTCTTTGTCTCGTACTGTTCAAGACAAGCAAGCCAATAAAGGTCGCATGTTTATTGCCAAAAACAGAAATGGTCCCGATGGCCTTATATTTCCAGCCTTTGTTGACTGGTCGAATGTAAACATGAAGGTTTTAAACCAAGAAAGCGGAGAATCTATTGCTGATGTTATCAAAGACTCTAGCACAAACACTCTGGATTTCTTAAGAGAAAAATATAAAAAACATAAATGAGGATTTAAAATGTTAAAATTAAAAGATGTGAATGTAAGAAAGTTTCGACTTTCCGAGCAGTTTATTGCTCAATATAAAGAAGCCGAAGTCCCTTGGGGACCTGTCGGCTATGTTACGTTTAAGCGTACATATGCTCGCCGTTTAAGCGAGTTTGAAGAAGGTGCTGAGGGTACTGAAGAATGGTGGCAAACATGTCGCCGTGTTATCGAAGGTATGTTTGATATTCAGAAACGTCACGCTTTCATGATTGGAATTGAATGGAATGATGCTAAAGCGCAGAAAACAGCTAAGGAAGCATACGATCGCCTGTTCAATCTTAAATGGACACCACCCGGTCGTGGTCTTTGGATGATGGGCACCAAGTTTATTATGGAGAGAACAGGCGCTGGTCTTTTCAACTGTGCTTTCCGTTCAACACGAGACATCGCTAACAAAGGTGGTTACCTGTTTGCATGGATGATGGATGCTCTTATGGTTGGTATCGGTGTTGGCTTTGATACTCTCGGAGCTAAAAGTTTTACTGTAAAAGAACCACAGTGGACAAACGACACACTACTTATTGAGGATTCTCGTGAAGGTTGGGTTAATAGTGTTCATATCCTATTGGATGGTTACATACTTGGTAAAAAAGTTCCCAACTTTGATTACTCCGCTATTCGTGGAAAAGGTGAACCAATTCGTGGTTTTGGTGGAACATCTTCCGGTCCTGATCCACTCATTGAATTGCACAATAATCTGAGAGAACTTCTCGGCCCAAAAGTAGGAGAACAAATTGAGTCTGTTGATATTGTTGACATTGAAAACCTTATTGGTCGTTGTGTCGTTGCTGGTAATGTACGCCGTTCTGCTGCACTTGCAATCGGTGGGTATGATGATAAAGATTATCTTACGATGAAGAATGACCAAGAGAAACTTTATCACCATCGTTGGGGTTCTAACAACTCATTCGAAGCAAAGGTTGGTATGGACTACACTTGGCATGCTGCTCAATCTGCAATCAATGGAGAACCTGGTTATATTTGGTTGGATAATGCCCGTAATTACGGACGTATGAAGGACGGAAAGCGTTCTGATGACCTTAAGGTAATGGGGTTCAACCCTTGTGTAGAACAACAACTTGAAGATGCAGAACTTTGCTGTTTGGTGGAAACATTCCCTGCCAAGCATGACACATATGAAGATTATGTGCAAACACTTGAAATTGCCTATATGTACGGAAAAACCGTGACTCTGATCAATACCCATTGGCCTGAGACAAATGCTATTATGTTGAAGAACCGTCGCATTGGTCTTTCCCAATCTGGTGTTATCCAAGCGTTTAATAAGTTTGGAAGACGCACCATGATGCAGTGGTGTGATAAAGCCTACAAGCATGTTGGCAAACTTGATAAAGCATATTCAGATTGGCTTTGTGTTCCACGAAGTGTTCGTATGACTTCCATCAAGCCTTCTGGAACAGTTTCTCTTCTTAACGGTTCGACACCGGGTATTCACTATCCAGAGGATGAATATTATATTCGTCGCATTCGTTTCGCTGAGACCTCTGACATTCTTCCAACTCTTGAAAAAGCTGGATACAAGATTGAAAAGGATTCCTACTCTCCAAACACTATGTGTGTTGAGTTCCCTGTTCATGAGCCGTTCTTCAAGAAAGGTAAGCGAGAGATCACAATGTGGGAGCAACTTGAGATTGCTGCACAGTATCAATACTATTGGGCTGACAACTCTGTTTCTATCACTGTGACTTTCCAAGAGCACGAAGCTGAAGAGATCAAGGATGCACTTGAAATGTATGAAGCGAGACTGAAAGCTGTTTCGTTCCTTAAATATCAAGAGACCGGATACAAGCAAGCACCTTATGAGCCAATCACTAAAGAAGAATATGAGAAGATGATTGTAGGCATCACTCCTGTTCAAAAGATTGAGACATCCGAAGGTGGTGTAGGGTCTAAGTTCTGTTCAAACGACACATGCGAATTATAGGAGGCAAAATGAAACCATTTAACAGACACATACTTATTAAACTAGTTGAGAAGAAACAAGAAGAGAAAGAATCTTTGATTGTTCTTCCAACCGATTACAAAAAACCAGAGTCGCCACATCAACTCGGTGTGGTGCTTGAGACGGCAGAGGATTGTTCCCTGCCGGTCTCTTCTGGAGATATTGTAGTATTTGAAAAAAGAATGCTAAATAAGATACAAATAGAAGAAGAAACGTACTATTTAGTGTTAGAAAATTACATTTATGGGAGAATTTAAATGAAACTTACAACACAACGTCTCAAGTCACTTATTAAGCAAGTGA